TGACGAGCGTGCTTGAGCGGGGGGCACGCTGATGGTCCGGGTGCTGGTGCTGCTCTGCCAATTGTGGCTGTTGATGTTGTTGGGTTGGCCCATCGTCGTGGGCGGGGGGCTGCTCTTGGTGGGCTGCAATCGGGAAGCGCTTTTCGGGGAGCAAATTTCGGCGAGATGACCCCCTCTTGCATGTTGCAGTGAACGGTGTTAAATCTAGGGCTCCGGTGGCATCCCGCCCCGGAGCCCTTGAATTTGGAGAAACGACCATGACGACGATTTTTGATGATCTCGACGACGGCTTGAGCGCCCGGCCCGTGCGGGCTGGTGTCGATCTCGACCGGACCCACATCGCCAACGGGGGCAGCGCGACCCAGGTGCTCGTCGCCTGCCCGAAGTGCAACGGCTCTGGTCTGTGGCGCCGGGGTTACTCCCTTGGTGGCTTCGGCGACCGCGCCTGTTTTCGCTGCGATGGCAAGGGCAAGGTGAGCGTGCGCTCTGCCGCTGCCAGCAAGGCCAAGGCCACCCGGCAGGCCAACGAGCAATCCGCGCTGGAAACGTTCTGGCGCGACCATCGTGATGTCGGCGCCTTTCTTGAGGCGAACGGCTCATGGTCCGAGTTCTTTCGCTCGCTGCACACGCAGTTGGTCGAAGGCAAGGCGCTCAGCGAGCGGCAGGTCGCCGCCGTGCGGTCAGCCATGGCCAAGGTGGAAGCCGGCAGGGCGGCCCGGGCTGCGCAGCGCAGCGCCAGCGCGCCAAAGGTCGACGTTGCGCAGATTGAGGCGCTGTTTGCCAAGGCGCGGGCCAGCGGGCTGAAGCGGCCCGTGTTCAGGGCGGACGGGCTGGAAGTCAGCCTCGCGCCAGTGACCGGCAAGAATGCCGGAGCCCTGTACGTCAAGGCGGGCAGCGACTACCAGGGCAAGATTGTGGGTGGTTCGTTCCTGGCGGTGCGGACGGCTCTTGGCACCACATTGGGCAAGCTGTTGGAGATTGCCGCCGACCCTCTCGGGCGGGCCAAGCTGCATGGCAAGCTGACCGGCTCGTGCTCGTGCTGCGGCCGCGAGTTGACCGATCCGGTATCGGTCGCCGCTGGCATCGGGCCGATATGCGCCGGCAAGTGGGGGCTCTGATGGCCGCGTTTGCCACAGCGGAGCCCGCTGGCGAGCGTTTCGGGTTTCGGGGGCATCTTGGTGCCTCCGGAGCCCGTTCGCTTGTCTGCGGCCTTCCCTGTCGGTTATGGTCACGGGCCATGAACGCTCATTCTCCGATCAAGCTCACGGATCGTCAGGAGCAATTTTGCCAACAAATTGCGGGCGGTAGCTCCTACACGAAGGCTTACCGGACGGTCTATGGCGCGAGCCAGCGGCAGGCGGAGAGCAATGGCTCACGGATGATGAGGTCTGACAGAGTGCAAGCGCGCATTGCCCAGATCAGGGCGGACAATGCCGCGACCCAGCGTGTAACACTGCCGTTTTTGACGGCGGGGCTCCGACGTGCCGGCGACCTCGCCGAGCGCACGGGCCAAGCCTCTGCCATGTCGCAGGCATACATGGGGATAGCTAAGCTGCATGGGTTTCTCATTGATAGGCAGCAAGTCGATCTATTGGTACGCAAACCTAGTGCGGAGCCTTCGAGCCCTGACGAGATGGATGAAACCGAATGGTTATCTCGCCACGGGCTCAATACCATTGAGCATAACCCCGAGGGCTCGAGCCCTGAGGAAATCGAAAAGGGTATAGACAAAGGGGGCGCATAGTATAGGCATAGGTATCATACCTATCTAGTCAAGCGACTAGATAGGTATGCAACCTAGGAGGGAATGACCATATTCCTATTGGTCATATGATTAGGGCTTACACCCGGGGGGTTGTACCCGAAAACAACCCCCGGTTGTTTTAGGGTCCCCGGCGAGCGAAGCGAGGTCCACAGATTTGAACGGACAGGATTTCTGAGGAAAAATACGAACGCGTCTGGTTTCTGAGAAAACCGGATGGGACCCAATCCTAGATAGAAAACCGGAGTCCCTAAAACTGGAAATTTAGTTTTATGAATATACAACGCAAGGTTGTCATAGGGTTCAAGCCGCAACCTGGGCCACAAGTGGCTTTCCTACAGGCGCCCTTCGATATCGTCGTCTATGGCGGCGCGCGGGGCGGCGGTAAGAGTTATGCGACGCTCGGCGAGTTCTGGCTCCATGCCGACCGTCATGGTCAGCACGCACGGGGCCTGATGGTCCGCAAGACCCGCGAAGACCTCAAGGATACCATCGATGTCGCGCTGATCATGTACGGCAACGCCGCCGTCTGGAACGAACAGAAGAAGTTCTTCCGGTTCACCAACGGTGCCGTGCTGCACATGGCTTATCTTGAGAGTGACAGTGACGCTCAGAATTATCAGGGCTGGAGCCTCACCCGGGTCTATGTCGAGGAGCTGACCCAATACGCCGACAACCGGGGCATCTTCAAGCTGCTGGCCACCCTCCGTTCAAGCGTCCCCGGCATCAAGTGCCAGTTCAGAGCGACCTGCAACCCCGGCGGTCCCGGCCATGGCTGGGTCAAGAACTGGGTCATCGACCTCGGCCCCAACAAACCCTTCACCGACCCCGATACCGGTCTGTCGCGCGTCTTCATCGCGGCAAAAGTCACCGACAACCCGGCGCTGCTGAAGAATGACCCCAACTATGTCAACCGGCTGCGGGCTTCTGGCTCCCCCGAACTGGTCAGGGCGTGGCTGGAGGGCGACTGGGACGTGGTCGAGGGCGCCTTCTTCCCCGAGTTCGACCGCAAGCGTCACGTCATCGACCGCCACCTCAAGATCCCCCACGACTGGATACGTTTCCGCTCAATGGACTGGGGCTCCGCCCGCCCCTTCTCAGTCGGCTGGTGGGCGGTGGTGCAGGACGACCAGCCCCACAACGGCCAGATCCTCCCCCGCGACGCCATCATCAGATATCGCGAATGGTATGGCGCCAAGGCTCCGAACGAGGGCGTCAAGGTCCCAGCCGAGATCGTCGCCAGGGGCATCAAGGACCGCGAGGAATACGAAGAGCGCATCGCCTACGGGGTCCTCGACCCCGCCGCCTTCGCGGTGATCTCCGGCCCCTCCATCGCCGAGACGATGTCCAAGCACGGTGTTTATTTCAGGCGTGCTGACAATTCCCGCCTCAGTATCCCCAAGCGCATGGGCGGCTGGGACCAGCTACGCGCCCGTCTCCGGGGCAATGACGACGGCCAGCCGATGATATTCTTTTTCGAGGATTGCCATGCTATCCTCCGCACGCTTCCGATGATGCAGCACTCCGAGATCAACCCGGAAGACCTCGACACCGAGGCGGAGGATCACGCCGTGGATGAGGTGCGCTACGCGTGCATGTCTCGCCCGTTCCGGCAGCGCCTATCAACTGCCGACGCCGACACCAATCCGTTCCTCGTCGCCAATGCCTTCCGGCTCAGGGACTTGGAATGATTGTTCAATTTGCCCAGCGACTGAGGGAATTACGCATGACGATGCGGGGCGCAGCCCAGCCGGCCGAAGAGCCGGCAGTGCTTCCCCCCGATGTGGTTCTTTCCAGTTCCGGCATTCCGTACTACCGCGACAATCACGGTGTCGCCCTCAGACACGTGAAAGGGTTTACGGATGTCCATGCAACCCCCCGGTAGTGGCGACCCCAATCCCGGCCGGTCATATTTCGCCCAGTTGCTGATGAACCTGTTCAACGGCGGCCAGCCGTTTGCGGGAGCCGGGGGTGGCGGTGCCAATCCCAGCCTCGGCCAGTTCCCTGCGGCACCCGGCTCGGGGCTGCAGGGGTTATTCCCCGCAGCCCCCAGCGGTCCACCTACCGATATGTCAGTAGCAGGACCCTGGGGTGCTGGCATCGACCCGACCCAGACAGCAGCAACCCCCGCAACCCCAGCCCCAGCCACCCCCGCAACCCCACCGACCCCACCCCGGTCGGAGCCCCAGTTCGCCGGTCCTACGCCCAGCCCATCGACGCTGCGGCCCGGTCCCGTGCGCCATCCGCCGAACCCCAAGGTCGGCAAGAAGCCGGCAGCGAAGAAGACCTAGACCGAGATGGCCAACCCCTTCGGCCCCCAAGACAAGCCGACCGCGACCGTCTCCCCCGAGATCGGCAAGCCCGATAAGGCTCCCGTCGTCCCCCGCGAGGCCGAGGCCGAACAAGACGAGCAAGACCCCATCGACGAGGTCGACACCCAGTATTGGGAGCGTTGTCTTGCCGATGCCGAGCGTGCCGAGCAGGACTGGCGCCAGCGCGGCCGTGAGATCATCCGTATCTATAGGAATGACGGCTACTATACCCCGCAGGGCAAGAAGAAGCTGAATAAAGACATTGTTTTCAATGTCTTATACTCGAACACCGAGGTCATGCTTCCGAACGTCTACGCCCAGCCGCCACGCCCAGTTGTCCGTTCTCGGTTCGTCAAGAAGAGCGAGCCCGCCCCTCCCCCGCCACCGCCAATGATGCCCCCGCTTCCCGGGATGCCACCCTCTATGGGTCCGCCCGGTGGAGCCCCGCCGCCGGGAGCCCCACCCCATGGAGCCCCACCCGGCGGCGGTGGAGCCCCACTCCCACCCGAGATGATGGGCATGGATGGGGGTGCTGGCCCACCGATGGGTCCACCTCCCCCGCCCCAACCACTCGGCCCCAATACCGGCGGCGCCATGGAAGCCCCGCCGGATGTCAACATTCGTGTGACCACGGAGGACACCACACCCCCGCCCCCGCCGGAGCCCCCGCCCCCGGCAGAGCCAGGGCCGCCGCCACCGCCCGCGTTGCAGCCTGCTCCAATGCCCCCCGGAATGCCCGCGCAGGCTGACATCGAGACGGCGGCGGCGGTCATGGAAAAGGCCTTGGAGATCGTCGTCGACGATCAATCCAGCCACGAGGCGATCAAGTCGGCGGTCAAGGACCTGCTGCTCCCCGGCCGGGGCGTCTGCCGGGTCAGGTGGAACCCGCAGATGGAGGCCGTCCCTCCTCCCCCAGCCACGTTGATGCCGGCCCTTGAGCAGCCCCAAGGCCCCGACATGGTCAAGGTGTGGGAAACCGTCAACGACGAGTATGTCTACTGGGAAGACATCCTCATCGACCCCGTGCGCCAGTTCCGCGACACCCAGTGGGTCGCTTTCAGACATCTGTTCACGGAAAAGCAGCTCCTCGGCGAGTTCGAAGACAGCGAGAGGCTCCAGACCCTCAAGTCCAAGAACCGCATGGAGGACATTCTCAAGTGGACCGACGAGAGCGCCGCCAAGGACACCGTCGGTGGCGGCGGCGCGATGAAGACCGCCGACAAGTTGGGCGATGTCATCAAGAAAGCCATGGTCTGGGAGATTTGGGATGTCCAAACCAAGCAGATCATCTGGTTTGTTCGCGAGGGCGGAGCCTTCGTCCTGCGGGTCGATCCCGATGCCCTGGGACTGTCGGGCTTTTTTCCCATTCCTCGCCCGTTACTGGCGGTCACGACAACCGACAGCCAACTGCCGCGCCCATATTACGACCTCTACAAGCATCTGGCTGCTGACCTCGACGAAACGTCGCGTCGCATTTCGGCCCTCACCGAGAAGATCAAGGTCCGAGGAGGATATAACGCCGCCAACCGCGATATCGCCCAACTGCTCTTAGCCGAAGACGGCAAGATGCTGCCGGTCGACGGCATCGACCTGATCAATGGCGGCTTGCAGAACCATATCTGGATCGTCCCCATCCTCGAATGGATGAACGCCCTCAAGGAGCTGTACACCGCCCGTGACCAGACCAAGGGGTCAATCTACGAGGTCATGGGCATCTCCGACATCATGCGCGGCAATTCGAACCCATACGAGACGGCCACTGCGCAGCGCATCAAGGGTACTATGGGCACAAATCGCCTGGATGGTCAGAAAACCGTCTGTGCTAACTTCGCCCTCGATCTCCTCAGAATGAAGGCCGAGATCGTCGCCAACAACTTCGACGCTGCCACTCTCACCCGGATGACCGGAGAGGAGGTCACTCCGGCTGTAGAGGCTATATTGCGCGATGATTTTCAACGGGTCTGCGCCATCGATATCGAGACGGATAGCACCATAGCCATCGACGAGCAGATGGAGCAAGAAAGCAACGCCAAAATCTTGATGGCGATGCAGGGTATTCTCCAGGGCGCGATGGGGCTGATGCAGACCGGAGCATTACCACCTCCAATGGTCATGACCTTCACCCTGGAGCTGATCAAGATGATGATCCAGCCGATCCGCAACTCCAGGGGCGTGGTCGAGTTGATCAATGATTTCCAAGAGCAGTTGCAGGTCGCCATGATGTCCAACCCCATGGCGCTGATGCCCCCGGGTGCCGCACCCCAGGGGGCAGGGCCGCCGCCCGGAGCCCCGGGACTTCCTCCGGGAACAAACGGGGCTCCGGCGGGGCTTAATGGTGGAGCCCCACCGCCCTTTGCATAGTTAATAGGGGGCAAGAAACGCCAACAGGAAGGAAACCCCAATGGCACAGCAACCCAAGCCCGGTCAGGGCTCGCCCGGCCAGGGCAATCCCGGCCAGACCAAGCCCGGCCAGGGCTCTCCCGGCCAGTCCAACCCCGGCCAGGGCAACCCCAACCAGCAGCCCGGCCAGGGCGGCCAGGACCGCGACTTCACCGACTAGATTTTACGGGGCGGTCGCAGGGCCGCCCCACTTCCTTGGAGAGGAACAAAGACGATGGCAGGCAAGAGCAAAACCAGTGGTGCCGGCAAGGGCAAGCCCTTCAAGCCGGGCGCCCATGACATCACCACGTCCAGTGGCAAGAGCAAGGTCGCCAGCGAGGCCGCATCGGCCGGCGCCAAGCTTGCCAAAGGAGGCAAAGGTGGCTCGCGGCCCAAGAAAAACCCCTTCTAAGGACCCCCGAGATGCCCTCAAAGACCCCCAAGCAGCACCGGGCCATGGCAGCGGCAGCTCATGGCAAGAGCAACTTGGGCATCCCGGCGAAAGTCGGGAAAGAGTTCTTGAAGGCCGACCGAGGGAAGACTTTCAAGAGCCAAAAGGGCAAAGGTCGCGCCAAGAAGTAAGCGACGACCGGCTCAAATGGGTGGCCGTCGCGGTGGTGCTGGTGATGGTCGTGCTGGTTTTCTGGATTGCCGTCTGATGTCCTACGATCACGCGATTTTCTTCGACTATGTCCGCGACAGCCTGTTCAGCGGCAGCCTCAACCAAGAGCAGGTCGATGGCATGGAGGCCATCCTCACCGGCTGGGAGACGCACCTCGATGATCAAGACCCATGCTTCCTCGCTTACATGCTGGCGACGACATACCACGAGACGGCGCAGTCCATGCAGCCCGTGGAAGAATACGGCAAAGGCGAGGGCATGGCTTACGGCTCGCCAGATCCAGAGACGGGCCAGACGTATTTCGGTCGCGGCTTCGTCCAACTGACGTGGCGCGACAACTATGCCCGGGCCGACCGCGAGGCCGGCTGGAGCGGCGACGCCAGTTGCGAATGGCACGCCGACAACGCCTTGGACCTGCATAAAGCAGGACGGATCATGTGGTTTGGCATGTCGGAAGGCTGGTTTCGCTCCGACGAAAGCGGCCCGCAAACGCTGATACGCTACTTCAATGACAGCGGCGAAGATCCCTTTGGCGCCCGTGAAATCATCAATGGCGACAAAAATACCGTCCCCCATTGGTCTGCCGGCGAGAGCATCGGCAACCTGATCAAGGGCTATTACAAGAACTTCCTCGCCGCTCTGGACGCCTCTTACTCAGACCCCGAGCCGGTGCCCGAGCCGAGCCCCGAGCCACAAGATGTGGTGAACGTTGCCATTAAAGCCCCCAAGGGTGTACAAGTCATCGTCACCGTTGACGATGAGGAAGGGGAAGTCTGACGTGGCTGTGACCCCGCCCCCGGATAAGCCTGACAAGCCCGCCCCACTGCCGCCCGTCAATGACGGGTTGAAGCGCCCTGTGGTACGGCCGGTGGATGCCACCCCACCCAAGGATAGCCTCAAGGAAGGAAACGTGACGTGACCCTCACCGTTAACTCCGCCGTCCGCAACGCTGATGGCACTGTTACCGTACGCGGCACCGAGTTCACCAAAACCACCACTTTCGTCACCGTCGACGGCGTTACCACCACCTTCGATCTTGTTTCCTCCGAGGAAATCACCCTCACCGATGTCGAAGCCGACGACCAGACGGTCGAGGTGACCAAGGGCGATGTCAGCGAGAGCGCCGAGATCAGCGACAGCGGCGGTGCCGAGCCCTACGACCCGCAGGCCGCCGCCCCCACTCCCGATCCGACCAGTGACCCGCAGAGCGGCCAGGGCACCCAAACCGGCCAGTACCAGCCGGCGACCATCACTCCCGGCACCGGCCCAGAGCCCTCTCCTGCCAACACCAACACCAACGTAGGTAACCAAGTTGACCCGGCGCTTTATGGTGGCGGGGCTCAGCATGGCATTGCTGGTTCCGGCTCTGACGAGGTGTTCACCACCCTTGCCGGCGACCAGATCTACGCCGCCTTCGTCCCGGCGGGCATGGCCGAGGCTCCCAAGGCGATTGCGCCCGGCACTTGGCCCAGCCCGATCGATGGTTACCGCGCCGCCGTCGCCGGTGTCCCGCTCGTCGGGCTGATCCCGGTCGGCGACGAGAAGACCCCCTATCCGACCGGTGCCGCGCTGGGTGCCGGCAAGCGCTTCTGGCTGCAGAACGGCTACTACAAGTCGGCGACCCCGACCTAGAGGAGCCCTGAACCATGGCCCTCACCCCACAGCCCCTGTTCCGCGCCCAGGATGTCGGCACCTCGACCGTGCTGGGACCTACGGTGCCGCGCAACTGGCGGGTAAAGTCGAACAAGATCGGCGATTTGACCGACGCCAATCCCAACGCCGCCAAGCCCAGATACACCCCGGCCGGCGCTGCCGACTGGGCAGGCGGGGCCTACGGCGACGATGTTGCCCAGGCCCAAGCCACGGTCGCTCTGGCTGACAAGAACGGTGGACCGGCCCAAGCCAACTACGGTCCTCGCAACCAGGGCGACCGCGCTACCCTGCTGGGCATGCCCATCGTTATCGATGTCGGCCGGCGGCGTGGCAATATCGGACCCCGCGACCCCTATCCGACCAAGGCCAGCGCGGCCCCGGCGGTGCCGACTCTTACCAGTCTCAGCCCCAACACCGCTGCTGCTGGCGCGGCGACACCGCAGTTCGTGATGAAGCTCATCGGCACCAATTTCACGCCCTGGTCGACGATACTGCTGGGCGGCATTCCGGCGCCGTCGTCGATCTACAGCTACATTTCGCCGACCGAGATGCGCTGCCAGATGAGCCCCGGCTCTTCGGTCGCCGGGACCACCTCGGTAACGGTGGTCGATCACAGCGTGGCGACGACCCCGTCCCTCAATTTCACTTGGACCTGAGCCATGGCTGATGTCATCGAGCCGCTCGTCGCGACCATCGTCACCGTTGGCAAGGACGAGCCCTATCCGACCGGAGCCCCGCCGGACTTCTCGGCGGTGCCGCTGCGGGTGCACACCCCGCAGGAGCTGACTGACGGTCCTGTCGGCAAGGACAACAGCCCCTGGGACCGGCAGCGCGAGCAGAACCTCAAGGCCGGCGGCCTGATCGCGGGAGGTGCTGCGGGAACGTGACGACATACGTCTGGCGGAACGGCCAGTTGGTCGAGAAAGAGCATGCCACCCCGAAGTTCTATCGCTTCAGGGAGTACGAGAGCCCCATCACTGGGGCTCTGATCACATCTCCCCGGCAGAGGGAGCGTGACTTGAACAATTCAGGGTCATTCGACCCCCGGGACCTCCCGCGCGACCACCGTTGGTCGAAGGGAAGAGAAGCCCAGAGGGAACAGGTAAATGCCGGATCGTCCGGACAACAACAGCTCAGTTTCTGGCGCGACTAACGACGCGCCGGAGCCCCGTGAGCCGAGCCTTCGCGAGATCGCCGAGGCCGCCTATGACGAGGGCTCCGAAGACACTTCCGACGACGCGCCCTCGTCTGCCGACGACCGGCCGCGCGACGAGCGGGGACGATTTGCGTCTAAAGAGCAGACGCAAGATGCGGGCGAAGCAGAGGGTGAACCTCCCAGCCCCGCAGACCAAACCGAGGCCCAAGACCGACCTGATCCAGCCCCTGGGAGCAATCAGCCGCCGGAGCACTGGAGCGCGGAGTTCAAGGCCGACTTCCTCAAACTGCCGCCGGAAGGACGTGACATCCTCCTCAAGCGGCATGCCGAGATGGAAGCCGACTACACGCGCAAGTCTCAGCAGAACGCCACGGCAGTCCAAACCGTCAATGCCCTCGCGCCGATCTTTCAGGACCCGGACATCACCCGGAGCCTGCAAGAGAACCAGATGCACCCCGTCCAAGCGATCCAAGACTGGGCACGGATGCACAAGGCCGCCGTCAGCCCCGATCCCCGGGTGCGGGCGAGCACTCTCTATGAGATCGCCGAGCGCATGGGTTTCGACCCAGCCAAGGTTTTTGCGACAAATCGCCAGCCAGAACCGAGCGTGCCGGAAGCGGTGCGCAACGATCCGGCTTATCGCTTCGTTGCCGATCTCAACCAGCGAACCAACAGCGATTTGCAGGCTCTCCGTGCCGAACTCCAGGCTTTCCGCTCCCAGGAAAACGAACGGGTCGAGGCTGAAACGTTAAAGGCCACGCGCTGGTCAATTGACAACTTCGCCGACGAGAAAGGTGCCGATGGTCGTCCCGTCAGGCCCTATTTCGACAAGGTCCTCAACACCGTCATCGACATGTATCGGGCGAACCCCAACCGGGACCTCCAGCAAGCCTATGAACAGGCGTGCTGGGCCGACCCGGAGGTCCGCGCCGACATGCTGCAAGTGGAATGGAACCGCAAGCAACACGCCCAGTCGAACCAGCGGGCGCAGCAAGCGGCACGCAGCAACGTCAGGGGGCTGACCAGCCCCGTGTCGAAGCCTGCCCAGGAGAAGAAAGGCAACGGTAGCCTGAGAGATGCGCTGGAGGCGTCTGCAGACGAGGTCGGTTTCTAGAGCCCTCTAGGAGCCCTCGATGGCAGAACCTACCGTCAACCAGTTGGTTGCCACTACACTTGCGAACTATCACAAACAGCTAGCTGATAACGTCTCCAACAGTAATGCTGTCACCGCCCTGCTCCGCCAGGGCAATCGTATCCGTATCGTCGATGGCGGGCGTAGTATTGCCTGCCCGCTCAGCTATGCAGAGGAAACTTTTGCATGGTATATGGGTACGGAATTACTTTCTCGCGCAGTAAAAGAAACGATTTCGGAGGCCGACTATGAGCCGGCAAACGCCGTCGCTTCAGTAACTCTGAGTGGACCCGACCTTGCCAAGAATAAAGGTCGTGAGCGTATCTTGAACCTTATTGAAGGAAAGCTTGATAACGCCGAAGCAACCATGAAAAATAACATCACCAAAGCCGTCTATGGTGATGGAACGGTTGCAAAAAGCTTCGCCGGCCTCAAGGCGATGGTCACCAATGACGGCACCGGCATTGTCGGCGGTATCGACGCTAGCACGTGGACGTTTTGGAAAAATCAATTCCAGACAGCCACAAGACAAACCGGCGTGCTGCAGTATGCCGACCTGAAGGCAGCCATGAACGCGCTCTGGCTTAAGCTGGTGCGCGGCACGGAACATGCCGACCTCGTCGTCGTCGACGGCGAAATCTACGCCACTTACGAGGGCGGCCTGCAGGAACAGCAGCGTTATGCCGACGCCAAATTGGGCGGGCTCGGCTTCGAAACCCTCAAATACAAGTCGGCCTCGCTGGTCTTCGACGGTGCCGCCACCGGCCTCGTCGGGGGTTATTTCTTGAACACCAAGTACATGAAACTGGAGGTTTATTCCGGCCGCAATTTCGAAGCTCTGGACCTGCCAGACAGCTCGACGGACATGGACGCCATCACCAAGCACATCGCTTTCATGGGGGCTCTGTCGATGTCCAACCGTTCGATGCAGGGAAGGCTCATCGTCGCCTGAACCCATCGAAGCCGGGGGGTGCCGTGCGTCACTCCCCGGCCCTTTTACGCACGGGAGTTTGACATGTCTGACACACCTACCCTCGCCCGCTTCTACACCGGCTGGCGACATGGCGGCACC